AGAAATTTCTTTATATCAGCAAACATCTCATTCCCCATGTTTCTCAAAAGATAACTTAGTGCTTCTTCCTCCACATCATAAGCTGTTTGAGGGTTTATATCTTCTAGTTCCTTAATTAAAAAATCAATATTATTATCTATTGTTTTTTTGGCTGATGATTTCTCAAATAAAACTTCTCCAAGAGGGGTCATTTTTAAGGGACTTGCCTTCTTTGCTAACTTATCAATCATATCATTATCAAATTTCATTAACCATTTGTTTATTTCGACAACCATATCATTGGTAGAGGTAACAATTCGTTGTAGTTCATTATATCTTTGTTCTGAATCACGAATACCGTCCTTATGTTTATCACAAGGAAGACTATCAACCTTATTCCTAGTTTCTTCTAACTTAGCATGATACTTTGACAGTTTCCAACTCCCAATGATTGCTAATACTATAACAGCTATCCAAGGAGCATTGTTTAGTAAATATGTGATTACTGGAGCCATGTGTTTAGTATGTTCATTAACTTTTTGTTCTATCGATGATGTTTTATTGTACAAATATAGCAAACAATTTATTAATGAAACAATTTACTTAGCAAATTGATTAAAACAACGCTCGATTTAACTTTTCAGCAACACAAAAACGCCCACCTTCCGGCGGGCGAAGACTGGTTAGGAGAAAGATGAATAATATCTTTCTATTTATATTTTACGGCTACTCCTGTAACTTCATATACAGGATATGAACCTTTTGTTTTATCTTTTCTGATAAGATCAAATTTTATAATTCCATTAGCACCGATCTTTTTAGCCTCTTCAACTGCAGTAGAAATCATTCTTTCTAAGGTTGGGACATAATATATGGACCATTTATCAACTGTCACTTTGCGTACATGCAATTTATGCTCCTTTTTTACTTTTGCCCCTCCGCAGAATTCCAAATCTATTAAGCCTATAGGTTCAAACTCCTTATTCGCAATATCTGTCGGATTTATAGTAAAATTAGGGTCATTTATATACTCTCTAAAATCTATAGACCATCTTTTTTCACTATAACTAGATGTACTACAAGATGATACGACAAACAATACAGCTAATAAAAATAAAAACTTCTTCATAAGTGTATGTAATTTAAATGTTTATAATATATTCTACATGCTAATATTTAATTCCCTTCACTAATATTCCTACACCATTAGAGAGACTTTCGATATTATCTCCCGACATAGTATATTCTACAGGAAACCATTTAGATAACTCCATCGTATTTTCATTTTCTGTTTTCCATTCATATTTACCGACTTTTTCCCATATGCCAATTTGAGCAGATTCCTCCAATATAATTCTATCATCTTCTTCACGATAGACACCGGAAGCACCAGACATATATTTGTCGCCCTCATTACCAAAAACAGGAGAAATCGTTGTTGATATATCATATGTCATATCTTTATAAAAAGATAAAACGACCCTTCTGCTATTATCATTATTAACAGTGATTACTCCCTTATATTTCAATCTTAAATTTTCATCTTGCTTTAATTCTTCATTTTTATCACATGAACACAAGAACGAAAACAATAACAGAACAAATGCTATTTTTCTCATAATTTATGCGTTTAAATAACTGTATACAGCAAACTAACGGACAAATTACTCTACTGCTTTAATCCGTTTTAGCTAAAACATGGTTAAAATTGTACCTCTATGTTCAATTTACCCCCAAGCCCTTTAGTCACAATGTCGTAAAGCGTGGAAAGAGTAAGGTTGCTCCCTTCCCTTTCAACTTTAGATATGAAAGAACGCTCCTTTCCTATCTTTCCTGCAAGCTCGCTTTGGGTCATTTTCCTTGCTTCACGAGCATTGCGTATCTGAAGCCCGACACGAAGGTTGGAAAGTTCGGTTTCAATCTTATCCCGGCGCGGAGTACCGATTTCTCCATAAACCTTATCCTTTATATCCTCAAGAGTGTAAGTTTCCATATCATTCCCTTTCCCTTTACATCACAGGCTTTACAATCTCGAATTTGAGACCGAGTGCGTCGATGATACGAAAAAACAATCCGACCCCAGGTTCGATAACTCCCTTTTCTATCCTTGATATATAAGTTTTATTAGTACCGACTTTTTCTGCCAATTCAGATTGCGTCATTTTTTCTTGTTTACGTGCGTTACAGACTATTTGCCCTATGCAATAAGCATAAGCCTCCTTGTGAAATTCTTCACGCTCGGGAGACCCTATTTTGCCATATTTATCATCAAGTATGGCGTCAAAGCTGCCAATGTTATTTTTTTCCTGCATAATATTCTTTTTTAAGTTCCAATGCTTTTTTAATTTCACTTTCCGGCGTCTTTTGCGTTTTCTTCTGAAATCCGTTGAACAGCATCACGATGTTGTCTTCATCGAATAGAAAGAATGCACGGTAAATATTCCCGTCATAAGACGCTCTGATTTCATAAATGCCGTCACGGACAAATTTTACAAACTTCTCACTTATCCGTTCCTGTATTTTGCCCAACACGTAATCAAGTTTCTTTTGCGCTCCGCTATCCAGTGAACGATAGAATGAAATGAAGTAGTCTTTATAGAATAATATTTTCCGTTCCTGTTTCATGTCGCAAAGGTAACTTATAATTCACTTTTTCGCAAATATTTCCCGCTTTTTCTTTTTGTATTTCAAATAAAGGTTGTATATTTGCGGTGCTTAACATATATAATATCCGATGCGAGCGAGGCTTGCATTAATCATGCGAGCATTTTTTATGCTTGTACTTAAAATATTTGAGGTATTACTATACCCCCATGTGGAACTGTAATGGAACCACAGCATCGGATGTATGTGTTAAGCAGTGGGAAAGGTAGTTATACCTCTTTTTTTATTGTTTATGCTTAACAATACATCCAATCATCATCAAACAAATAATAGTAGTTTGATGACGACGTTAATCCACGACACGGATAGAATGAGTTCGCTTGAAATAGCTGAACTTACAGGCAAAAGACATGATGCTATCTTGCGAGACATCAGGAACTTACTAAAACAAGGAGTATCACACCACAATTTTGTGGAGACATCCTACAAGCAACCACAGCCAAGAGGAGGATATAAAGAACTTCCCTGCTTCGAACTCACCAAGAAAGGTTGCCTGATCCTCGCCTCCGGCTACGACGCAGTACTCCGTGAGAAGATTATTGATCGCTGGGAACAGCTCGAACTAGAGAAGCGCAAACCTCAAACTCCGCAAACCTACCTCGAAGCCCTGAAAGCCCTAGTATCATCGGAAGAGGAAAAACAACGGCTGGCGCAGGAGAAGCAGCAACTCGAAGTAAAAGCAGAACAACAGCAAGCCACCATCGAATTGCAAGAGAAGGAAATCAAGCAGGCCGCCCCTAAGGTCAACTACTACGACACCCACCTACAATCGGTCAACACTCTGACCACTACACAGGTAGCCAAGGAGATAGGGATGAATGCGGAAAAGCTCAATAGCAAACTGAAAGAGCTTGGTATACAATACAAACAGTCCGACCAATGGCTGTTGAAAGCTCCGTATGACAGATGGGGAATGCACGATGTAAGGACCAATATTTTCACAAGCGAAAGAGGTAATACCCACACCAACACATATACGGTCTGGACGCAGAAAGGCAGGCGATTCATCATAGCCCTATACGAAAATGATTGGAATGTGAAGAAAGCCATCAAGCAAATAAAAGGTGAGATGAATCCAGCCGCCTAATCACACCGCCATGTTAGAACTTTTAATACTGCTGGGCACCCTGTATGCAGCATATAGGGTGTTCCGTAAGGGAAGCGAACACTTCTTTTACAACGACTAACAATGCAGCTTATACGCTGTAAATCATCAGAATACATACGAATACACGAATCACGAAAAATAAAAAGTATCATTATGGAATTTTCAGAAATTAGAGAAAAGTTTGAAGGTCTGACAGCAGACCAAGTTTGCGAACTGGCAAAGTTCGGTAAAGAGATTTTAAACCATGCCGGCATGTTCGGCTTATCATCAGGGTTGCTGAACTTGATTAAGGATATTATCAACGCAGATGATTATGTGTATGATGACAATAAGTGTACAATCGAGACACTTATACATATTATCAGCCTAGTTAATGATTTGACTGAAAAATGTTTACACGAGCGTAAAACTCCTTTTGGGCTTACAGGGCTAAAAGATGATAATGAATACTTGGGATTAAAAGACGCAACCAAAATAGAAGCATTATAATAGATAAGTCAGGGGGTTCGGTCCGACACTGAAGTTGACGCCAATCAGCGGGAAAGGGTAGCTTTAGGGCTACCCTTTTTTATGCCCTAATGTTAAATAATGTAGTAAATCACAATATCTTTCCTGTTTTATTTGGAGCATATCACATTAATTGCTATCTTTGTAACATCAAAATAAGAGATAAAGTAATAACAATATAAAAAACAAAGATTATGAAGACGTTTGAATTTAACAACGAGGCAATTACTATCGAGAAAACAGGTTACGGACAGTATGTATTAAGCGGTTTGGGTATCTCAGTGCATTGTACGGACTCTGAGATCTGGGATTGGTGTGATGACGATGAAAACGAAGATAAGCATTTGGCGGCCAAAGAGTCTGCGTACAGACTGCTTGTAAATTCTTTGTAAAACAAAAAATAAACAACATGGAAAAAGTGAGTAAAAAAAGAGGAAAGATTATCACAGACCGAGAAGAACTGCTTGTTTGTCAGCAATATAAGGATGGATGGACACTTAGAAAGATAGCGACGTATGCTAACATCTCCCAGACAACCGTGATGGCGATCTTAAGGAGAAGGGAGATCCCTCTCCGGAACGGGAAACAGATCACCGAAGAGCAGGAAAAACAGGTGATAGACCTGTATCTGTCAGGAGGAAAGATCAAAGAGATAATGTCAAAAACCGGGGTAAAGTCAGAGCAGACGATTTACAGGATCATCAACAATGCTGGAATAGATAAGAGGAGGTAACAATTACTCCTTTAATCGTTAAAAGATGTAGTAAATCACAATATTTTCCCTGTTTTGTTTGGAGCGTATCACAATAATACTTATCTTTGTAACATCAAATAAGAGATAAAGTAATAAAAATAAAAAAATTATGAAGACTTTAAACATCAACGAAATCGTAGAAGCAGCAAAAACAATCGCTAAAGAAAGAGGTGAAAATATATTCTTCGGAGTAAGAGGGAATATCATCGAAGGCTGTCGCAATCGTAAGACTTCTGAAGAATACGAGTTTGATGTTGAGAATGAAGAGTCTATCTATGACAATACAAGAGATGAGGTTGCTACTTCTATTATCCTTGAAGCAATTGATTCATTAAAAGGTGATGATGAAGTTGTTGTTGAGTTTGAAGAGGCAGAAGAATCTGAATCAGTTGAAACATCAAATATTAATATTAATCCTTGCAATGAGTACTTCCTTCGTTTTACAGAAGACGCTGAAGGTGATCTGAGAAGAGGAACCTCTTTGTTTAAAACAGGCAGCATGGATAAAGCTGTAGAGCTTGCGGGTCTGTGTGGATTCTCAATCGACTTAGTAGGACTTTCTAAGTCAGAGATTGAGAGAAAGGTTTCCAGATATGCAAACATGTTTGCTTATTACTCTAAAGGATGTAAGGCTGTTATTTTTGAAGGTGAAACAATTGAGAATAACAAGAATGGAGAAGGTGTTGTATTCAAACCTTACAGAATAGAAGGATTTGTAAAATTCTAAGATATATCAAAAGGCCTTGCCGTAATCTTGCCGTTATTGCTTAATTACCCTTACCATAACCTTACCACTTTCAAGTGGGCTGTTTGGTAAAATATCAATACACAAATTTCTACCATGCCTCACTCTGTAAAATATTGTTACCCCACCCTTGCTTCGAGGCAGGACAACCCCACCCTTGCTTCGAGGCAGGATTGTCCTATTTTTCCTCTTATTTTTGTATAATCCCCGTGATTTTTCTGACTAAGTAGTCTCATTTTTGGTCTGTTTGTCGTATTACGGATATATGTACTCAATAAATGTGCCGGTATAATTCTCTCCATCTTTGACAAAATAATATGTACCATCCGGCTTTTCTATTAGGACAAACACAGATTGTTCCATTTTAGCAGCTTTTCTTGCGATTTCCCGCATTTTCTCTATAGAAGCAAGCCGTTTATTGCCTTGACACCAACAACTCATAATACACCAAATCTTGAGAAGTAATTTTTAAGCGCCGGATTAAGCACATATTTAAGGAAGTACTCACGGGACTTTCCTCCTACTCCCAATATGGCACTTCCGTACTTTCTTTCAATATCCGGTCCTATGTCACTTCCCCTCGTTTCTATCTTCAATCCCCTTGAAGACGAAGAGACACGTATAGAATCATAGAATTCGCCTGTTATAATGAGGTTTGGAGTATAAATATCTCGCGCCGGATAACCTTGGAAAGATGGAGTCGGACTTGTTATCCTTTTTTTCATTTTAGCATATCCCTTTGCATTATTCTTCCATTTTCCCGCTTCATCAGTAGAGAACCAGGGATCATTCAAATAAGTTGGACGCAATGGTTTATCATTACCATTTACTCCCGAATACAGCTGTTCCGTCACAAATTCCCTAACAAGAGATTTATTCGAATCCATAACATTCTGAATCTCTCCTTCAAACCCAGCAACAAGAGAGGTTACATTATCCAATGCTTCTTTAATTGTAGCCATATTCTAACAAATAAGAGAAAAGGGAAGGCAAACGCCTCCCCCTTCCTGAAAACAAACCACTTTAAATAATATCCACTGAAGGAGGTCTGGCACTAACGATCCTGTCGTATATGTCAGAGAGGATATTTTCTCTTTCTGTTTCCGTCCTATCAAGAAAAAAAGAAGTCTTATGCTTGTTGATGAATTCTCTTTTCTTCATTTTCTTAACTTCTTCATCGACAAAGTTAACTCCCTCTACTTTCATTCTACCCACTGTTCAATGCCGACAACACCATTTTCCTGAAGAATCTTCGGAGATTTCAAGGAAACCGCACCTGAAGCAGTTATCGTAAGAACACCATTTGCATAAGTAACGGCAGTTACACCATTAAAGCAAGTAGAAGCACCTTCGCTTAATGCCGGCCCAAAGAAAGATGTGACATCAAGATTACCGAAATGTTCTTTCAGCTTATAATTGTTTTCTCCGGAATCTATTTTTACCAATTCGACATAAACAAGCCCTGTCAAAGCTTCTACTACGTCAAACTTATACACCCGGTAATCGGCATTCTTCACGTACTTTTCATAGTCCTTGAACATTGTACCGATAGTCAGGTTTGCCTCCGTTCCGGAAGAATCCCAGTCCTGACCGCCCGGATAAACTCCGGACAAGGGAATTCCCGCC